AAGTGTCCTAAAAAGATGTGACCGAGTTCGTGCGATATTGTAAATCGGCAACGATATGATGGTTCTGTATCACGATAGACAATTTCAAAAAAGCCATTATGAAGTATTGTTTTACCGCTTTCACTGTTTTCAAGCATATGAACATCACTTTCTTTAAATAATCTTATGCTTTCGGATTTTTTAATAATATCAGTTACCATAACAGGTAACTTGTTAATGTTAAAATCTAAAATACATTGCCAAGACGCATTTCGTGCATCTTTATATTTTCCATAATCCAAGCTTATCACCTCATAGGATATTATGTCCTATGAGGGATTTTTTTATTTATTATTTAAAGCTCTTCGTCGCTCTGAGGAGCAATATCGAATATTTCTAATTCTTTTGCCGTAACTTGTCTTTCAGTTAAAGACTTTCTGTTGTCATTAGTTCTTGCTACCTCGGCTATAGTAACGGTGTCTGAATACTTGCCACTTGCTACTAAGTCGTCTGAATATTCTAATAACTTATTTTTTCCAGTGTTATTAAGACTTTCGTAATTATGTAATAACTTTTGTTTATCATTGTCGCTCTTATCAGTGCTTGTAATAGTAATTTGGGGATTATTATAATATTCTGTTTCATCATCCAAATCATCTAATGTATATCCTAAACAATGAACAATTAATCTTACGCTTGATAAAAAAGGTTCTTTCGTTTGTCCAGCAAATAACTTATCAATAGTACTTTTAGGTATACCTGTGCATTCAGAAATTTCTTTAGAAGTTTTTTTGGATTGCTTTTTCATTTCTTTTAATCTGTCTAGCCACATTTTTTTCACCTCTGAATTTATAATATTACATTTTATTTTCGATGTCAATAAAAAATTTCCGATTTCAGCAATTTTTTTCTAAAAAGCTATTGACTTTTGCGGAAGTCGGATATATAATACAATTACCGATTGCGGAAGTCGGCAATAAATATAAGGAGGTGTTATATTATGAAAAATTTGCTTGCCGAAATGGCTAGGTATGGAGTGTCGAGATATGATATTCAAAAACTGTTAGGGTGTTCTGAAGCAACAGTAAGAAACAAACTTTCAGGAGAATCAGAGTTCACAGTACCTGAAGCTCTTAAAATCAGAAATTCATATTTTATTGGTTTTCGAGTAGAATATCTTTTCGCCAAAGATGAACAAGTGACAGCTTAGCTCATAACGGCTTTGGACACAGTGAGAGGGGGTGAGGAGAATGAACATGGAAACTCTTGCAGATATTTGGCTGTGGATACAATTTTTAGTACCGTATGTTTTTAACATACTGCTTATTGTGTATCTTTGGTATACAAACGCTCGTATGAGAAAATTGGAAAAGAAAATAGCCCCATTTGAACTACTTATCAAAAAGGGCTGTAGAATTTCAGTTATTCGTTATTCAGATAAAGAAGATTCTCCGTCAGAGGATTGACTTTCTTCTTGCAGTTGAGAAGTAATGGTTTCAAGTAAGCTAATGATTCTTTCTTGATATTCTTTATTTTTTTCTACTTGTTTATCTTCTTCAACCCAATGTTCTTCGATTTTAGTAGATATTTCATCTAATTGTTGTGATGATTGCATATCCGAAACACAACCTTGAATTATCTGAATAATTGCTAATAATGTAGCTACCAAAAAAGAAATTTTTTCAGAAGTCCAAAATTTTTCTTTTTTAGGTTCTAAGCTACTATCAATAGTGTTTATGAGTTTAACATCATCATCATCGAGTTTGATAAGGACTTCTTCATCATTTTTAATATGAACCGTTGATAATGCTTCAATTATTGGAGTTAAGTCATATCTCTGAATATCAAATGTCATACTTTTTATTGCTTCTGATGAGCGTTTAAGAAGTTCTGAACATTCATTATTATATGTTTCAGTTATTGATTGAATTGCAGATGAAACGGTTTTAGTCATTTCGCTTAATGAATTACTTGATAATATCGACTCTGAAAATTTTAAAAGAACATCTTGAAGAGGACGAAGAGATTCGTTGATGTTTTTCTGAAATTCTTTTAATGGTTCTAATTGTAAATCTTCCAAAAATAATTCACTTCACTTTCTATATATAGTTGTATAAACTGCAATTTATATACTAAATATAGTATCATAAAAGGAGAAATTTGTCAATGGACAAGGAGAATTTTGCACAGCTTTTCAAAAAAGCTCGTGAATCAAAAGGTATTACTAAATATGCTCTCGCAAAGAAAACAGGATTTACATATCGTGCAATCGTTAACTGGGAGCAAGGCAAGAACAGCATTTCACTTGAGAACGCCGACAAGCTACTAAAAGCTCTTGGCGTGGAACTTACAATAGGTTGTTTAATTAATGAAAGGAAGTGAGAATATGGAAGAAGGCAAGTTGTTTTATAACAAAAATGATGTTTGCGAAATACTTGGTGTAGCGGATAGCAAAGCTTATAAAATCATTAAGCAATTAAATGATGAGCTGGCAAGTAATGGCTACATAACCGTGAGAGGTCGTGTACCTGCTGAATATTTCGAAAAGCGTTTAGCTATCAAGAAAAGGAAAGCTGTGTCAGAAAGAACCGTAAACATTAGAAAGGAGGCAATATGAGTAAACTCAAAAACTTTTGCAAGAATATCAGTATCAAAAGCAAAAAGAAATCTGCAAAGCGAAAGACAGCAAAACTCGAAAAGCGTATGAATAAACTCGCTGAAAAAGCAGATAAAATCTGTAGAAATCGCTACGACTTTGAGATACTTGCAAACAAAATATACCAAAAGCGAGATTATCGCTTGCACATAGAAAGATTTAAACCGCACAATTACAAATTTGAGGAGGATTAAAAATGTTTGTACAAAAGAAAAATCGCCTCCAGAGCGGCAACTCTGGGGACGATACAAAAAGAAAAACATTTACTGTTAAGAGTATAGCACGCAAAGCGGAGAAAATCAAGATTGTTATTCAACAACCAGGCGAGATTTCGCAAATAATCGAGATTCCGAATACCCTCAAAGCTTTTCAACAGGCTGTTGGCGGTTGTATTGAAGTCATTAATCTTGGCAACGGACTTATTGGAGTAATCGATGAAGAAGGCAGAATTAAAGACAAGAAAGCTAACATTGATTACTACGGTAGTGATATAAGAGGCACAGTAGTCATTACAGCGGCAGACGGTGAGAGTTTTCGCAGTCTTACAACATCAGAGATACAATCAGCGAGAATATATCTCATGAAAAATTCGCTAGAATAACGAAAACGGAGGTAGAAAGATGAAAGAAGAAGGCAGAATCATTTTGAAAGCACCGAAGCGCTATGGCAGCCTTTCAGGCGTTGTAAGAATTTCACCGGAAGCAGAGATTATTCTTCAAAAACTTTCTGATAAAACAGGTCTTTCAATGAGAGTTGTTGCAAGTCAAATGATAATTCAAGGCGAAGCTCTTGTGTCTATAGAAGAGGAATAGCCTATGTTTGTTGAATACAGTTGCTCGGATGAGCATATATGCGATTGTAACTGTCCGAATATGGACTGTATACATAATAGAAATATTAGAAAGGATGTTAATTATGACAGTAAATCTTACACTCAACGAGATTACAGCAGAGGGGGCTATGGAGGTTTTAAAGCTTATTCAGAAGAATATTGCTGAGCCATCAATGAAGCTCGAACCTAAGAAAGAATCCCCCGCCATTCCTACTGCACCCGTTGCTTCAACAGTTATGCCATTGCAAACTGTTCCAACAAATGCTGTTGCTTCAACAGCAATGCCGATGCCAATGCCAGTACCTACTACTGTGCCTACATCAGCTCCTACAGCTGTGCCAAACAGCGTTCCTGTTCAGCCGTCAAATGTACCAAACTACACTATTGAGCAGCTACAGACAGCTATCGCACCGCTTCTTGACGCAGGTAAGGTCGCCCAGATACAAGCACTTGTACAAAGCTTTGGTGTTGCTACACTTATGGATATTCCACCTGCAAGATATGGTGAATTTGCTAACGGTCTTAGAAATCTTGGAGGTGTGCTTTAATGCCAGATAAACACGCACTTCTATCTGCAAGCTCTGCGGCAAGATGGCTTAATTGCCCACCATCTGTAAGGCTTACAGAAAATATGCCTGACACAGAAAGCATTTATGCAAAAGAGGGTACTCTCGCGCATGAGATGTGCGAAATCAAACTCTCTGGATTTATAGCCCCAGTACCTAAGAGAACGATTACAACAAAGCTTAATAAGTTGAAAAAGAGTGAGCTTTACCAGCCTGAGATGGATACATATACAGATGTTTATGTTAACTACGTGAAAAAACTTGCGATGAGTTTTGATTCGCGCCCAGGAATGTTTGTTGAAAAACAAGTTGATTACAGCAACTATGCTCCAGATGGTTTTGGTACATCTGATTGTATTATAGTTTGCGGTGAGAATTTACATATTATTGACTTTAAATACGGTAAAGGCGTACCTGTGTCCGCAGAGGACAACCCACAGATGAAGCTGTATGCTCTTGGAGCCGTTAATTTATACCAAATGTTCTACCCCATAAAGCAGATACACCTTTCAATTATCCAGCCAAGACTTGATAATATATCGGAATGGAAGATTTCACTTGAGGATTTGCTCTCCTGGGGTGAAAGCGTTAAACCTATTGCACAGCTTGCTTATGACGGTAAGGGCGAATTTAAGTCAGGTGCGCATTGTAAATTTTGCAAAATAGCTTCAACTTGCAGAAAACGAGCTGAAGAAAATTTACAGCTTGCGCAATATGAGTTTGCCAAGCCTGCCTCAACCGCAAAGGAAGGAGAGGCCACTTTAAGTGATAGTGAGGTTGGCCAAGTATTGAGCCAAGCGCAAGACCTAAAAAAATGGGTTGAGGACCTTGAAAAATATGCACTTGAAGCGGTACTAAACGGTAACAAAATTGATGGCTGGAAAGCAGTTGAGGGCAGAGGTTCAAGAAGTTGGTCATCAGATTCAGAAGAAATAGAACATAGACTTAGTTCACTCGGCTACCCCTCTTCACTTGCATATGAAAGAAAAACACTTTCAGTAGCACAGCTTGAAAAACTCATAGGTAAAGAATATTTTGGAGATTTTTCAGACTTATTTCAAAGGTCTAAAGGTAAGCCCACTCTCGTTCCGGAGAGTGATAAACGCCCAGAATATGTGCAGGGTACAACTGCAACAGAAGATTTTAAATAAAAGGAGATTTATATTATGTCAGATACAATAGTAACAGGTGAAGTAAGACTTTCTTATGTTAACATTTTTAATGCGATTTCAAGAGACGGTAATGACCCTAAATATTCGGTCACCATACTTGTACCAAAAACAGATGTTGTAACTAAGCAGGCAATAGATAATGCTATCCAACAGGCTATGCAGGAAGCGATAAACAATGGTATACAGCTTCCGCCTAATCCAGCAACCCCAGTACATGACGGTGATGGCATAAGACAAAACGGGGAGGAATTTGGTCCCGAATGCAAAGGTCACTGGGTATTTACGGCTTCTTCAAAGAATAAGCCGGAGGTTGTGGATAAAAATGTTCAGCCTATTCTTTCTCCAACTGCCGTTTATAGTGGCTGCTATGGAAGAGTTTCAATAAGGTTCTATCCATATAACAGTCATGGAAGGAAAGGAATTGGCTGCGGTCTTGGTAATGTGCAAAAACTTCGTGACGGTGAGCCTCTTGGCGGTGGCACAACTGCGAAACAAGATTTCGGTGCACCGGTACAGTCAACGACTTATCCTCAGCAGGCTCAACAACCGACGGTTTATCCGCAGCAATCAGTAGGCTATCCACAGACACAGCAGCCAATAGCGTACCCTCAGCAGGGCAACGGCTATAGCTTTTTAGGTATGTAATATGAAAAATTTGTCGATTGATATTGAAACATATTCAAGCGTCGACATAAGAAAATCGGGGCTGTACAAATATGTGCAGTCCCCTGATTTTCAGATATTGCTTTTTGCATATAAAGTCGATAATGAAGATGTAAAAATTGTAGACCTGACAGCCGGTGAAAAAATTCCAGATACAATATTGTACGTCTTATTTGATGAAGATGTTGTTAAGCACGCCTATAATGCAGCGTTCGAATGGTACTGCTTAAGTAAATTTTTTATGCTTAAGCCGGATAAACGAGATGAATGGCTAAAGCAGTGGCAGTGTACAATGCTTCATGGTATGTACTTAGGTTATCCTGCGGGACTTGATGCACTTGGCAGAGCTTTAAATCTGCCACAGGATAAACGAAAAATGGGAGTAGGTAAATCCTTAATAAACTATTTTTGTAAGCCCTGTAAACCTACAAAGAGCAACGGCAATCGTATCCGAAATATGTCATACCATGAGCCTGAAAAATGGCAGATTTTTAAAACTTATTGCATGCAGGATGTTGTAACGGAGAATACCATACTTAATAAGCTTTCAAATTTTCCTGTACCGGATGATGTTCAAAAACAGTGGCAGCTTGATATGAGAATGAACGCCTACGGAGTAAGACTTGATACAGAACTTATTGACGGTGCTTTATATTGCAACGATGTTATTACCAATGAGCTTATGAATGAAGCTATTGGATTAACAGGCATTGAAAATCCGAAATCTGTAGCACAAGTAAAAAATTGGCTCGAAAAAGAAATCGGTGAGGACATTACATCTCTTAGTAAAGCCGATGTTCAAGAACTTAAGGAGAAAACAATTAATCAAGAAAATGTAAATAGAGTTCTTGCAATTAGGCAGGAACTTGGAAAGTCATCGGTCACAAAGTACGAAACGATGAGGCAGTGTATATGTGAAGATGACAGAGCAAGAGGTCTTTTACAGTTTTACGGAGCGAACCGTACAGGCCGATGGGCTGGCAGATTTGTTCAGGTTCAAAATTTGCCAAGGAACTATATTGAAACTCTTGATATAGCCCGAAAATATGTTAAAGAAAAAAACGTGGAAGCCTTAAAGCTTTTATATGGTAATGTTCCCGATACACTTTCACAACTTATCAGAACCGCATTTATCCCATCGGAAAATAATAAGTTCGTTGTTGCTGATTTCTCTGCCATTGAGGCAAGAGTTATAGCATGGCTTGCGGGTGAGCAGTGGAGGCTTGATGTTTTTAACACCCATGGAAAAATTTACGAAGCGTCGGCGTCATCAATGTTCGGAGTTCCTATCGAAAAGATTAAGAAAGGAAATCCTGAATACGCGCTCAGAGCTAAAGGAAAAGTTGCGGAGCTTGCTCTTGGCTATCAGGGTTCTGCGGGTGCTCTTATAGCTATGGGTGCTTTGAATATGGGACTTACTGAGAGTGAACTGCCTGACATTGTGTCCCGTTGGCGAAAATCAAACCCGAGAATAAAAGACTTGTGGTATTCATGTGAAAACGCTGCTCTTGAAGTTATGAGAACAGGTCATTCAGTTGGAATAAATAAAGG